TCGATTACTTCGGGGCAGAACGCTGGCACGTTCGGGCCGGTGTCGATTGATTCTGGTGTGACGGTAACTGTGCCGTCGAACAGCGTGTGGACGGTGGTATAGCGATGGGTTCTGTTCGTTTGTATGGAGCGACTAGCGGCTATTTGGAGTTGCAGGCTCCTGACGTTGCCCCTGATGCGGCGTTGGTGTTGCCGTCTACGGGGTTCGGGAAGATATTGCAGGTTGTGCGAGCCACAGATAGCACTCAACGAACGACGACGAGCACTTCCTTTACAGATGTAACCGGAATGTCTGTAACAATAACTCCACAGAAATCAGACAGTGCAATTATAATAATTATGAAAGTTACAGCACTACTGTCCGTAAGCACTACGTCAAATAGGCGTGGCGAAGTTCAAATAACCGATAGTTCCAATAACGCAATTTCTGGAGCCGAAGCAGGTGATCTTGGGATTGCAAGTCTCAGTTCAACTATGGAAATAAACCAAGGCTTGCTTGCTATTGGCTATGCAACACCAGCGACAACTTCAGCAGTAACGTACAAAGTACGTTTTAAGGTGAATAGTTCTAGCGCCACATTGACTTTTGATAACAATGTTGAAACCGGCCAACTTTACGCGATTGAGGTAGCAGCATGATTACGACAGCACAAGCAGTAATGAGTCTCCGTCCCGGTGTCGAATGGTCGATGCATGGTGACGACGTTGAGAACATCACTTGGCATACGCCGGGTGTTGAGCCGTTGACGCAGGCTGAGGTTGATGCGGAGGTGGCTCGCCTTGAACAAGAGGCCGCTAACGCGGAGGCTGATGCTGCTGCTGCGCGGGTTTCGGCGTTGGCGAAGTTGGCTGCTCTTGGACTGGATGAGTCTGAGGTTGCGGCGATTGTGGGTGCGTGATGGCGCTTGAATTGTCCGGTGATATTGCCGGGTTGGGGAAGATCGTTCAGATCGTTAGGGCGACGGACACCACGCAGCGCAGCACGACTAGCAACTCATATGTTGATGCCAACATTAGTGTCACCATTACACCACAAAAATCAGACAGCAAAGTTCTCGTCTTGTGGTTTGGAATGCTTGTGCATGGCGGCACAGCGGATTATGCGTATGTCCAGATAACTGACGCTAGCAATAATGCCATCAGCGGAGCCGAAAACGCCTACATCGGTTCGGGATCTACAAGTTCGTTTTATGCTTTTACGTCAATAATTGCTTACGCGACACCCGCAACAACTAGCGCAACCACCTACAAACTCAGGTTCAAGGCGCTTAGTTCCGGGACGGCGCAGATAAACAACAATGAAAACACGGGCCAGATGTACGCGATTGAGGTGGCGGCATGAGTACGTTGAAAACGACGAACATTCAACACCCCTCCGCTGGGTCACCGAATCTTGTGTTGGCTGCTGACGGCAGCGTGTCTGGCGGTGCTGGTCTTGGTGGGCTAGTGCATCTCCGCACGGAGACGTTTACGGCGGAGTCCAGCGTGTCGATTGATGATGTGTTTAGTGCAACGTACGACATTTATCGACTAATCTACACCGGCTTTGCTAGCGCATATACTCACTTGCACTTGCGGCTTAGGGCTAATGGTTCAGATGCAACGAGCAACTATGCAAGACAGACCCTTCGGGCGTCATCGACAACCGTGACGGCTACCTCAGGATCAACGAATACGGCAGGAATTGGAGCAATTCACACATCCCGCTCACTTGTTACTGTTGACATAGCGGGTCCGTATCTGGCTCAACAAACAGTTATGAATGCCTTTTCGGGTGCGGGTGCACCACGAATTGACTTGGAAACAGCGGTGCAAACTGACAGCACAATTTTCGATGGTTTAACCCTTTACCCCGATGTGGCGCAGCCCTCACGCACGCTGACTGGCACTCTCCGTATTTACGGCTATGCCAATGGCTGACCCCGCCACTTGTCCCGTAGTCCACGTTTGATTGATTCGCAAGGAGTTTTCATATGACACGTTCCCGTGATACGGCTGACATTGTTGAGGATGTGAGCGTCGAATTAGCATCCAAGGCGAACAAGACGGTCGGAACGACCGAGCCTGCTTCGCCTGCGTCTGGTGATATGTGGTTCGACACAAACACAACTCCACCTACCGCGAAGTTCTACGACGGAACGACGTTCCAAACTTTTAATCCAGCCACCCCCTCTTCGGTTGAATATCTGGTGATTGCGGGTGGCGGTAGCGGAGGATACGGATTCGGCGCTGGCGGTGGCGCTGGCGGGTATAGGTCGTCTGTGTCAGGTGAAAGTTCTGGTGGTGGCGCATCTGCTGAGAGCGCATTTTCCGTATCTTCCAATACTTCGTACACGGTAACGGTCGGTGCGGGTGGTGCTACGAAAAGCGTAGCGGGTCTTGGTAATGCTGGTTCTAACAGCGTTTTTGCAACCATCACAGCAACTGGTGGTGGTGGTGGTGGGTTCTATAACAGCGCTGGCGCTACTGGTGGTTCAGGTGGTGGTGGTGGACCGGGTTCGCCGACTGGGAAAAGTGGTGGCTCTGGAACCTCTAATCAAGGACGGGATGGTGGTACTGGATCAAGTAGTGCTGGTGGCTTGAACGCTGAACTTTGGGGCGGCGGCGGTGGCGGCGCGAATACTGTTGGTGGTAACGGTTCTATTTCTGCTGCTGGTGCTGGTGGTACGGGTGTATCCAGTAGCATCACGGGAAGCGCCGTTACTCGCGGTGTAGGCGGCGCTGGTGGTGGCGGTCCAACTGCATTTAATGGAACTGCTGGCACTGTTAATAGGGGTAACGGTGGTCAAGGAGGTGGCCTCAATACTGGTAACGGTGGCGCTGGTGGCTCTGGTGTTGTCATCATTCGACAAGCACTTTCTAGTGGAAAACTACTTGCAACAACGACGGGTTCACCGACAGTTAACGTGACTGCCACACACATAATTTACACTTTCAATGCTTCTGGAACGATTGAGTGGGCAGCCTGATGGGACATTTTGCGGAAATCCAAAATGACATAGTTACTCAGGTCATTGTTGTATCTAACGATGTGCTTGGTGAAAGCACTCTGTCGTTTCCTGACACAGAAGGTGCTGGTCGTGCGTTCATCGCTAACACTCTTGGCCTGCCGGGTGAGTGGAGGCAAACCTCGTTCAACGGAAACTTCCGTGGCAGGTTCGCTGGCATCGGCTACCGCTACGACAAGGAACTTGACGAGTTCATCGCACCGGAGCCTGAGGCTCCTGAGTTGTAGCAGGGACTACCCGGTAAGTCCGACAATCGAATAACCGCAAGCATTCTCACAGCCCCCTGATGGGGGCTTACTCATTTCCCAAGGAAACCAATGTTCGATAACCCCGGGACGGTTCTAGCAGTCCTGTCAATCGCTGGCCTGCTCATCTCTGCCTTGATCTTCGTGATTGATTCTCGCATCAACCGCATGTATCGGGAGATGAAACCGAACGGTGGATCGAGCCTGCGTGACGCGGTTGACCGGATAGAGAAGAAGATCGACGGCCATATTTTGTGGCATTTGGAGGACGACAAGTGATGTGGACTATTGGCTTCTGGCGCGGGGCATCAGAACGAGCGATCAAGACGGCAGCGCAAGCGGGGCTTGCGTTTTTTGTAGTGGGAGAAACAGGAGTTGCGGACGTTGATTGGGCGACGGTCGGTGGAGTGGCGGCGGTTGCCGCGATTGCGAGTTTTCTTACAAGCCTCGCCTCTGCACCGTTCGGACCTGCGAATACACCTTCGGTCGTGTGGGACGGGGATGTCGTAGATGGCTAAGTTGGTTCCCGCTGGTGTGACTCTGCGTAAGCAGACGGATCGCCGCTGGCCTGGCCGGGATCGTCGTTCTGATGGGTGGATTGGTGATGCTGCCCATTCCGCTCGGAAGTCAGATCACAATCCTGACAAGGATGGTTGGGTTCATGCGCTCGACATTGATGAGAATATGGGTAAGCGCGGTCCTTGGCGTAACGGTCGGACTGCTCGGCAGTTGGCTAATCAACTTCGTCTTTATGCAGCGAGTGATCTCCCAGGTGCAGACCGGATCAAGTACGTCGTCTACGAAGGACGCTTGACGAGCGGAACGTACCGGGCTACTTGGTGGAAGTGGCGTAAGGGTAACTGGGGTCACTACCACCACATTCACGTTTCGTTTACGGATGCTGCGGAGACTAACTCTCGCTACTTCCCCCTTCCGATTCTGACGAAGGATCGGAAGCAGAAGAAGTTGTGGTGGAAGCAACTCCGTGGCTACTAAGAAGAGGTACAAGACTGCTGCGTGGACTCGCTCGGAGGGGAAAGACCCTGAGGGTGGATTGAACGCTAAGGGTCGCGCCTCTGCCAAGAGGCAGGGCATGAACTTGAAGCCACCGCAACCGGGCGGTGGTCCGCGTAAGCGTTCTTTCTGTGCCCGTAGTGCGGGGCAGATGAAGAAGTTTCCTGCCGCTGCGAAAGATCCGAACTCTCGTTTGCGGAAGGCTCGACGGAAGTGGGCGTGCTAGGTGGCTGAGAACAAGGCTGTAATCAACGATCTGCCGTATGCGATTGGGCAGGACATCATTGATCGTCTTGCTCGCTATGACCGCAGCGCTTTCGCTGCGGACTATGCCATCGGCAATCAGCCGTGGCTTTCCGCCGCTTCCGATAACAGCCGCATCTCTCGTGTGACGACGCAGTATCAGAAGGAGCGCGTCGATCAGGAAGCGTCGGCGGGTGAGAACTCGCTGTCGAACTGGTGGCTACGTTCGGCTACCTCGTGGCATCGAGGCGGTGGCGCGGAGTTCTATGACGCTGACGAGGGTGACCTGTTCCGGTATCGGGAATCAGCGAACGTTGATGTGTGGACGCAGGGCGAGATCAGCCTGTTGAATGCGACGGATCAAGTTGCCTCGCATGGTGGCGAGCAGGCGCACACCTGCGCCCTGGGAACGTGGTTCCTGTACAACGGTGGCGTTTACCTGTACCAGATTTCTACCGATTCTGTCGTGCAGATTACTGCGTTTACCGCTACCGCTCAGTCCCTCGCAACTGATGGTTGCTCGGCCCTAGTTGGTGCTGGCGATGGGGTGTACGAGATTGACAACACCCTGTCGGTAACGAAGTTGTACGACGCACCGGGTGGTGCGTGGACGGTACAGGCAATCGGTTATGTGAAGGACCGCATCATTGTCGGCTGCGAGATCTCCGATCCACTACCGATGCGTGTGTTTGAGTTGGGTAGGAACCCGGCTTCGCCGCCAGGAACGATCAACCTTTCCACTACGTCGGGTGATTCACGGTACGAGTACGCATCCACATCCTTGAACTTTGTCGCGGTTACGGAAACAACGTCAGCGATTCTTGTGGCGCTGACGATTGGTGTGCAGTCGAAGGTTCTGTCTTTCACGATTGACACTTCCACTTCGGGCCTCGGCTCGATGCTGGAACCGATCAACACCGCCGAGTTCCCTATCGGTGAGGTTCTCCGAAACCTCAAGTCTTACCTGAATACCTATGTGATCGCAGCCACGAACCGTGGCGTGCGTGTTGCGGAAGAGTCAGCGAGTGGGACGGGCTTTGTGTACGGGCCGCTTTCTGTCGAGGACGACATCACGGACCTGACATTCGACGGTGAGTTTGTGTACGCGACTCGCTCAGTTGAGCGTTTGGGTGCGAAAGGATTGTGGCGCATCGACCTGGGTGAACAGGTCGGTGACTTCTACGCCTACGCGTCTGATCT